AATCAAACACACTCTTCCTTTTACCAACCACCGCTGAATTATTGATGCCGCCACATGATATGCACCCCACAACTGCGTCCCCCCTATCTGGAGAGCTTACCCCCCTTGACCGCATATCATCCTTACTCTCAAGCATTAGCTTCCCTTTGCTGTTAGTTTTACCCAATCGGGTGGTTAGCTGCTCTACCATAACCTCATCCTCCGGCAAAATAACTTCGGCCTTCTCAATCATCCGAGCAGCAACATACCACATCTCAGCCCCCCTGTTTCCGTAATGACGATCATCGTATGCCCTAGACCCATTGTTTACCCTGTTCACGTTCCACCCAGCCTCACCCAAAGCATCACACATCGGGATTCCAAGGCCACCCGCATCCGCATATATCTGATCGGCTTCAAGGCCATGCTTCCTGAACTCCATTATGAACCGACCCACGGCATCCATCGTGTTCCGCTCCTTCCAGCACTTCATTGGCAAAATCTCGTTGCCCTCCCTAACACAAAGCACGTTCTCATCCCCACCCGCAGCAAAATCGCAAAACGCAACCTTACCCTTCTTGTTCTTAGCTGGAGGGCTTTGATAACAGTGCTGAAGCGAGTTATAGGGAATCACCAAGTTCTCAGAGCCTAAGTCCATGAACTCCCCGTAAATCATCGACCTAACCAAAGGGTGCTCTATCCCCCACTTCTCCGTCTGCTCATCAATCCAATCCTTCGGTATATGTGGGCAATCAAACGCCGTAACGCTATGGGTGCTCCAGAAACTTGCCTCCTTAGTAAACGATCTGTAGAAAGCACCGCTCGGGCCTCCGGGACTTGACATCACTAATAGCCTAGAAGGTTGGCAACGAGCTATCGCCTCATATATGGAATCAGGCACAGTCTTAGCCTCATCCACTATCATCATCAAATTATCACTCGGCCCCTGCCTGTGCCACCCCTCAAACTTACCAGCATCATTCGTACTAAAACCAATCGCCCTGCTACCATTCTGATGCTCAATCTCACTGCTGGTTATACGCCACCCCTCGCCAAGCTTCGCAGCATACCCCCTCAATGAAGGCCATAGCTGATCCTCAACCTGTCGCCATACCCCAGCAGTAGTAATAGTAAGACTCTGAGGGAATCGTATCATGTGCCACAGGACTGCCGCTGCTGCGACCACAGCCGTCTTCCCTGAGCCGTTCGCCGCCTTCATGGCTACTCGTGACTCCTTGAGGTTTAAGTCCCTTAGAACGCGAATCTGCCAATCATACGGCTCCAACCCCAAGAATAGCTCTGGGAAGTTCTCCAAATTAGACGCCCTGCTAAGCAAAGCAGCCTTACTAAGTGGCTTGTCACTCTTCTTGGCTACGGATTTGCGTATTTCTTCAGCCGATTGCTTCGATATCTTCCCTGATTTCAAGGGTTTGCTTAACTTCAACTCCGGTTTTTTCATGCTGCGATTTTGTGAGGGGGGTATATATATATTGAGACGCCGCTGGGGGGTGGTGGGGGTCACCTTTTCTTGACTGTTTCGGGTGCTGTGGCCATCGCGCGGAGGAGTTCGGGGGATACTGTGCCGGATGCTGACTGTTTCACCTCCTGTTTCTCTGTTTTATTCCATTGAGCGTGGCGGCGTTCGAGGATTGCGATGGCTAATTTACCGTCACGGGCTGCGTGAGTCTCAGCGAGGGATACCATCCGGTGTTCGTGATCGGCGGCGGCCTTTTCCACAGCCAATTTCAGCGCGGGGTATTGACGCAGCCATTTCTCAATCTGAGGCAGGGAAACCTCCACGAATTTGCAGGCGGATGGAAGGCTGAGGCCATCGCGGACAGCGGCTGTGAGTGCCTCAATCTTGTCAGCGGGAAGCGGTGGTAATTTGGTGGGTTGTATGATTTTAGGCATTTCAATTAATTATTTTAACCTCACGCGTATTTATATATAAGGAAGAGAGGGGCTGCAAGGCTTTTCTCGGTGATAGCTGGTCATTACCGTGGCTGGCGGGTTCACTCCTCCCATTACAAAGTGGCTGATAGTAAGGCCAATCCGAAGGGAGGCGGGCGTAAGGTTTCTGCGTAAAACTTGTTGAAACTGGCAGCCTCTTCGGAGGTGAGGTGCGTAATGGCATCTCGGTCGTGAGTCGAGAGTTCGGGCGAATCAATAAATCCAAACTCGTTGAAGCTCGTGGCCATCCAAGCATCATCGTTGGCATAATCAGGAAAGAATAAATATTATGACAACACAGATCGAAATGTTAGAAGAAACCATCGACAAAGCGAAAGCAATCGAAATTAAGAAAGCGAAAGCTGTTGAAGCTGCTGAGAAGAAAGAGGCTGCGAAGGTCGCGAAGAAAGAGGCTGAGGCAGCTGCGACAGTCGCGGAGGCGGCGTTCAGGGCCGAGAAGAAAGCTCAGAATGTTCGCGCCTTGCTTGCCTTTGCCCAGAAATACGGAAGCGAAAACTGGGACGGAGAGAATGGCAAGGGAGAAACGCTGACAGTGTGGGCAGAGCGCGTGTGCTAGATTGAATAACCCGCTGGCGATGGTGCTTGGATGGTCATTTGGCCATTGGCGCAGAGTGCGTCTAAACAACAAGACAGAGAGAAAAATAATGCCTAAAAACATTACTGAAACCGAAAAGGCAACTGATGTTGTCGCGGAGAATAAAGCATCCATCTCAATGAGGGTGGAAACAAACAGCAAGGATGAATGGAAAGCCGATGTGTTCGAGGCAGACCTTTGTTCGCTTGAGTTGAAGGACTTAAATGACCTGTTTGATTCCTGCTGTTTGAGCAATACCGCGCAATGCATCATTCGCAACTGGCATTCCAATGTGGAACTCGCCCCGAACGTCACGGAATGGGTTAGAAATCCCACTACTGACGAACAGATTGAAGCGATTCAAGCCCCGTCATTCACCCCTGCTGCGTACAAAAAGCAGTTTGCGGTGATGGATTTGGAGAATCGTAAGATCAATGCGGATGATAAAGGCAACGTGTCCGTGCTAGAAGTCAACGGCAAACGCTGGGATGCTGGCAAGGGTGAAGTAGTTGATACATATGGCTGGAGTTCTGCTGGACAAACGATGTTCAACGCAAAGCAGAAAAGCAATGTGTACAACTTCGTTATCAGAGCAGCGGCATCGCTAGGCATTGAGTCTAACTACCGTGACAACATCAAGGAGGCTGTGAAAGCGGGTTACCGCACTATCCAGCAACGTAGAACAGCGAAGCAATTCGTTCACACTATGGTCAAACCTAATGAGTCGAAGTCTAAGACTAAGATGATCGGCGGGAAGACTGTGACCGAAGAGCAAGCCAACTATGCGGCTGCGGAGTACATCAAGCAGAATCCTAATGCCTTTTCGGAAGAGAAAAAACAAGACTAGGTAGACCTTACGCCTTAGATGGTGTGAGTTAGCGAGGGAGTGAGTTAAGAGAAATCTTGGCTTGCTCCCTCTTTTTGTGTTCAAAATTAAACGAAAGGAAAGTTATGTCAGAATTATTATTTGATGAGCCAACAGAAACTCGTGAAGAGAGGGAGAAGCGATGGAAGGAATTTGATCGTCGCATCCGAGACAGGGAGCACGATGAGATGGTTGACGAAGAGATGAGGAAAGACCCTCTGTGGTGGGAGAAAATGGAAGACTCCCTTGAACAAAAGAACCGTCGGATGGCGGAGAGACAGGGAGATGACTTCACTAAAAGATTCTATGGTAAAAACTGGAAAGGAGGAAAGTAAAGTTATGTTAGAAGAAAAGAAAATAACCAAAGTCCTATCTGAGAATGGGGACAATATAGTTGGCGAAGTGGTTACGGAGAAGTACAGCAACGGGCGGGTAGCTCACACATACTACCACCTTGAACACGATAGCAACAAAACCCTAGCAAATGATGACTGGGCAGATGCGCTTTTCGTTAGAGGGAAGAATATAGAGGGGTCGAAGTGCCTACAATACCTTGGGGAAGCACTGAGAAGGAAGGAGGGCGAATTATGAGTGAATATATATATGTAGTGAGAGACAGAAACCCAGACTCCGGCATTTGGCGAATCCGATGCGTATGTAGTACGGAAGAACTGGCCCGTGAGGTTGTAAGAAAGGAAAAAGAACTGGATCCGAATACCTTGCGATCAATTAAGGAGCACTTGTTGGTTTCAGATATAGAAGAAGCATCTAATCCAGCCACACTAGGCAACGATGTTATCTGGGAGAGTCCAAAGGGTGTTTACGATAGCCCTATACACAAGGAGCGCAAAGAGAGAAGGGAGGCGGGCGAATTATGAGGCCGATACACCTGTCATTGATGGAAACAGAAGCAATACTGGACATAATAGACGAATGGGAAGGGGTAATGGGTAAGAAAGACCTTTCAGTTAGTGAGATAGGAGTTGACTGGATAGAACACGAAAGGTTAAAGAACCGGATGAGCCAATTTATTAGAAGTTCTTCCTCCAGCTATCTCCGAACATCTCCACAATACTCACAAGAGAATAGAGTAGAATAGAATAGAATAGAATAGAATAGATTATATATATAGTGTCCAAGGAATCAAAGGAGGTTCAAATGAGCAATGAAAAGAAGAGGCAGTCAAGGATATTAGCAGCTAGTAGGAGGCGAAGAGCAGAGAAGGCAGGGAGGGAGAGCGAAGGAGACAGGATCACCTACCTCAGCGATAAGGAGTACAAGAGCGTATACCATTTCGAGCATCCGTTTAACCTGAGTAGTGCGTGGCTGAAAGAAAACCACCCTGAGTTGCCTATTGATGAGGCGCAAAAGGCGTGTGGAGAGAA